CAGCCATCATCAGAGCATCCACATCGATTGCCCTGAAAATGTCCTCGCATACTCCCACGGTCAAAGAATACTCGTCAGCCGAATACTCCTTCTCGACTTCCCTTCCAGCATAGACACGCAACTTTAACTCAGTCATAAGCATCATGCCCTGGTAGTTATTGTATCGGGAGTCACGACTGCATCGAACCAGTTGCTCACCTGAGCCAACGCAAGCCCATCGTCCGCCACTACAGCCTTAGCACCATAGCCAGTAGCAGTGAACTCATGAACGGTCTGTACGCCAGTGTACGTGAGTTCCTGACCCTCTGCATCAGTCCCGTCATCCTCAGTATTAGAGGTCTGGTCGGGGATGTTGAAAATTCCCTTCAGCCTCCAAACGTACACCTCGGTTCCATCCGTCTTTTTGGTCTTGTACCCGATGGCGAACTCCTTGTGTTCCCTCGGACCCTCGATGATGGCACCGTGCGTGGAGTCGTAAGTCTGCCCTGTGATGTCAGCCAGAATCTCGACAGGGATAGCCGAGACCGTAAGAGTGACCTCATCGGTTCCAGAGGCAGAAATTACTACCGCTGGAACGTTGTCGTAGTAATGGGCGGCAGTGGTGCTCGAAGTCGTTTTGGATATGGTCGCCACTCCAGCGAGTTTGACGGGAGTGGAAGTCGTATATGCGTTCTCGGAGTCCTCGGTCACTTCAGCATAGTAAAGGTCTGAGACTCCCCTGTACTCGGTTATTGCCATTGTACCACCTCGTTAGTGTTCTTAAAGAGTTTCAACATATAAAAGGCGTATCGTTCTCCCGACATAACCTGGCTCGTCAGCACCCAAGTCAAACGCCCTGCCGTCCACGACGAATCCTTCGTTCTTCGCTTCCTGTGCCAACGTATCCATCACAGAATACATCAGCCCAGGGTCTTTGGTGTAGAAATACACCTGCCATTTCCAAATGACCTTGTTAGCCTCGTTATCGTAGAATCCGCCTTCTGGAGCATCGAAATTCCAGAACGTGAAAAACGATGCTGGAAGCGTATCTCCTTCAGCATACGAGCCTTGCCTCGAATACGGATATCCCATCGTCTCGAACAACGCTTCGAGCCTAGCCCAAGTCAATCTATCAACCCCCGTTTTCTAAGAGCAGTAATCAAGGCATCCTCGAACCTGTTCACGACCAGGAATTCGGTGTCATGGAAGGCGTAGTACAGAACGAACTCAGGTTTTATCCTAGGAGTTCCGTACTCGAAGAATATCACAGGAAGCCCGCCCTTCTGCTTATCGAAACCGTAGATGTAAGACACGGTACGACCCTTCCTGTACGTCACTTTCTCAGTCCAGGAATCTATGACATGGCGACCAGGATGGTTTCTATGATGAACATCCGTGAACCACATCTTTATTATGCTCACTGGCACGGTCATCGTTTCTTCGTAAGCATCCGTAAGAACTGGTAGGAGTTCATCATTGCACATCGTTTCGAGTTTCGACAACAGCATATCGCAGTAATAGAAATCCGTGTTGATTCCATGAGTCTGGCGATTCCTTGTCGTGGTGTAAGGTCCTGACCTCGAATATTTCTTCGTAGGCACTACACGGCTCTTGCTCATGCTCCACCTTTAGCCCTTCTTATTTTGAACGACAGCCACTGGCTCTGATTGTTTATGTTCTCTGGAGTTCCTAGAATCTCCCATTCGGAGCCATCGCTAAGCATCCTTACGGCATCCCCCGATTCGATGTCAGGAGCATACCAGCAATTGACCACCGCAGTGTCTATCACGACTATGTTCCCGTCCTTTTCGGTCTCTGTTCCACCGAAGGAACGGACTGAGGCAAGGAATCTCCTTCCCTCAGTCCTCTGTTTCACATAGACACCATTGACCTTCGTTGTAGTGGTCGTAAGAACCTGTAAGGGAACGTTAAACGGAGTCGTAGGTGTCCACGCCATGTCACTCGCCTTCCTCTTTCAGTTTCCAGCCTTTCTTCAACTTAGCACTCATAGTGCCGTCCTTATGCTTAGTGATGGTGTAATCATTAGCATCGTCTGACTGTGCATCAGTGCATAATCCATAGCCATAGAGAACAGTGTTAAGTGGATAGCCAGTATCTGAATCCATCCATGCCAGCCAGTCGGACTGTCTGAATACTTCGCCAGTGGACTTGTTGATTAGTGCTTTCATGATAATCACCATGCCTCTACATCCACAACTGCGGTATAATCATCTACACCAACAGTCGGAGGATTACTCTGTTCTGAACTTATATCGACTACAGGAGCACTGTTAGCAGTCGCATATTCAAATTCCATTGCGATTGACGAACTGGCAGTTCCACGACTAACCCATATTTCCACGTTGGTTCCTTTTCTCGCCAACTTGAAACTATAACCAGAATCCGTGTTTCCGCTATCCGTTCCGCCAGTAGCACCTACCCTTAAAGCCAGTTTCATAGCGAGATTCTTAGGCACATAATTTTCGCGAACAGTGAATAAAAACTGTTTTGCATACGAAGTAGCCATTGCAATGCTATAAAGTCTTATCCAGCCTGTTCCTAAATTTGCACTGCTAAAACATTTACGGAATGTGCTATTTACGTTAACACCACCGCTAAATGTCTTATTTCCAGCCACAACCTCATTTCCAGTGGTATGAACTATTCTGGGGTCTACTGCAATCATCCCAGAATTCATGATGATATGCTCGGACGGTGCTAAGTGAGTAGTGCCACTCATAGGATAGTAAGACTGGCAGTAGCAATACCAATTATTGCTCGTATCCGTGGTATCATCTGGATTGACATTACCCACGCCCAATCCAAGCATAGCGTCACTGGAATAACCCTTAACAAGCAGCGAAGTACCGCATTTACCCTTGGTGTTATTGAAGATAAGGGCATTGTTATCCGTTGCTATCTGCACGTGCTTAATGACAGTGCTATCCCCATTGTCCATCGTTATGAGCGTTGCGGTAGTATCGGAACTCTGGCTGAATATGATACCATCTGAAAAAGTCTTTTCGCCAGCGATGGTCTGTGCGCCACTGACCCTAACAATAGAAGTATCGTTAGCCAGCATCTGCTTATTGACCACAGGCAGCATAGAAGAGCCTGTATAGGTGTTAGTTACCAGACACACCACGCCATCTTCGATTCTGAATCCCAAAGCACTCGGAAAATCGTAACCGCCTAACTTTCCAGTGAACATCATGCCGTTGGCATCCACATCCATAGTGACGGTGTTATCGGAATTCTTGGCGATGGTGAATTGGTCAGCACTGCCATTTAGGGTTATGTTATCAGCCCTAAGCGTGCTGAAAGTCTTAATTCCGCTTATGCTCTGACTTCCGCTAAGGGTAACGTATTCGGGCAGACTGTTCTTCCAAGTGGTGATAACACTGTTCTTCAAAGGCTTATCCGAACTGGCATCAAAGGCATCATCACAGACAAGTTCAGAAACCTCATCAAGCCACTGGTTGTAAAGGTCTGTGTCGAACTCCACAACGGAAACGCCCTGTTCCAGAATAGACCTAAGAACTTTTATCCGTGCTTCATTGGTGCATATGCTCAAAGCATCAGAGTAAAGCCCAATACCCACTTCGGGATACCCTACGGGTATCTGCACATCTACCGAAGAACTGGATACGGGAATGTCATAATACAGGCTGCCGAATCTGATTCTAAGATAGTAAGTGCCTGTCCACTCTGCATCAGTACTGATAGCCACTGTATAGGTATTTCCAGCGACTATTTTATCATCTGAACTGACAGATGCAATCCTGTCAGCCACTGTTAAAGTTGTCGTCATTGTTACCACCTATGGGATTAAGAGTTATTAAATAGGTACGCTAAACGTGAACCAACTCTCGCATCTGAACTCGACCCAGAATAATTAGCGTTGAAATGGGCGAGACCCCCTCCTCCTCCGACGTTGTACGCCCCTCCAACGAATATCGCTCTTGTTCCTGTCGCAGCCCACATATTATCCCCACACATGAATGGGTCATTCTGCGACCGCCACGACGCTCCCGTGGTCTGGGGCAAATCCCAACATACTGAAGCATTATGCAATGTGGTTATCCATCCGTTTGCGCCACTTAGGTTCGGGATTGTCGCTCCAACTATCTCGGACTGACTCCCCAAGTCAGCACCGCCCAAAGTCTGTCCAGCATGGAGAACATAGTTAACAATCATAGC